AGATAAAAAAGGTAAATCTAAAAAGAATATGCCTTTTGCCTCTTATTATTATGAAGTAGAAACAAAACACTTATTAGAAGAAGGCGGTTATAAAGAATTTCCTTATGCCGTTCCTAGATGGTCAAAAGCATCTGGAGAGAAGTATGCAAGAAGTCCGGGGTTTACTGCAATCCCTGATATAAGAACTTTAAACAGAGCAGTTGAATTAGAACTAAAGGCTTGGGCAAAAGATATTGACCCTCCTTTGGGAGTACCAGATGAAGGAGTGGGTGGTAAATTAAAACTAACACCTGCTGCACAAAATTATATAAGAGCAGACTTAATAGATAAAATAAGACCTTTGTTGTCTAACTCTCGTTACGATGTTACACAACTAAAAGTACAAGACCTACGCACAAGTATCAGACAAATATTTATGTCTGATCAACTTCAGATGCAACAAGGGCCACAAATGACGGCCACAGAAGTTCAAGTCAGGTTCGAACTCATGCAACGATTAATCGGGCCGACACTAGGTCGCATGGAAATGGAATATCTTAAACCAATTCTAAATCGTGTCTTTAACATCATGTTAAGGAAAAACGCGTTAGGTGAGATACCTGCAATCCTACAAGGCAACGAAGTTAATGTTAAATTTATCGGGCCGGTAGCTAGAGCGCAAAGATTAAATGAAATTGCAGCTATTGAAAGATGGATTGGTTCATTAATACCTGTATCACAGGTTAATCCAGATATTTTAGATTGTGTTGACTTTGACAGAGTAGCAGAAGAAACAGCAACACTCTATGGTGTGCCTGATAGACTACAACGCTCACCAGAAGAAAAAGATGCTCTTAGACAACAAAGAGCGCAACAAATGGCACAACAACAAGCCTTACAGACAGCTATGGAAGGTACTAAAGCAATTAAGAATATAGCAGATGCCGAGCGCGAATAATAAAGATTACGCAATCACTTTTGGTTCAGAGCAAGGTCGCAGAGTATTAAAAGACCTACTTGGCTATCGTGATCGCATATCGTTTGATCCAGACCCTTATCAAACGGCTTTTAATGAAGGACAACGATCAGTTGTTCTTAGAGTTACAACAAAAATAAAAGACCTTGTAAAGGAGGTAGAAGATGGATAGCACATCCGAAGTACAAGAGAATGTGTCCTCTGATTGGAAACAAAGTTTACCAGAGGATATTAGAAACACTCAGGTAATCGAACAAACGAAAGACGTAGAGTCGCTCGCAAGTCAGTTGGTCAGTTCTCAGAAAATGTTAGGTGGTAGAATACCAATACCACAATCTGATGATAAAGATGGTTGGAACGAAGTTTATCAAAAACTAGGACGACCAGAAGATGCAAATGGTTACGAGTTTAAAGCACCTGAAGGTGTACAGTTAGATGACAACCTTCAAGATTGGTTTAAGCAAGCAGCACATGAATCTAATCTGACTAAATCACAGGCTAATGCTCTATATGAAAAATGGAATAATATGGCAGTTGACGTTGGACAACAGCATCAACAGGCTAGTGAAGATGCACTAAGAAACGCTAAAGATTCCCTCGACAAAGAATGGGGGAACGCATCAGAACAAAACTTATCTATCGCCAAGAAAGCAATATCAGAATTTGGTGGTAATGATTTAAGAGAATACTTAGATTCATCTGGATTAGGTAATAATCCAGAACTAATTAAATTTGCACATCGGGTTGGTAAGGAACTGTTAGAAGATCATGCAATGGGTGATGGTCGTGATAACTTAACCCTTACTCCGAGTGAAGCGCAAATGAAAATAGCGGATGTAATGAATAATCCAAATCATTTATATCATCCGTCAAACGCGATGAAGCCGGGTCATCAACAAGCTGTAGATGATATGCAGAAGTTGTTCCAGATGGCGCATCCAGAGGAAAGCTAGTCGTAAGATCAGTCCTTAACTTGTAGTACCGAGTCCTTTATAGGGTTGCTCACAAACAACATTCATTAATAACGAAAGGAGAGAGATTTTGTCTACACAAATATCTACGAGCTTCGTTGAACAATATAAAGCAAATATTCTTATGCTTGGACAGCAAAAAGGTTCGCGCCTTAGAGCTTCAGTTAAGAATGAAAGTGTAGTTGGTAAAAATGCTTTTATTGAACGAATAGGCTCAACCGCAGCAGTAGATGCTGCCTCTCGTCATGACGATACCCCCAGAATTGATAGCCCCCACTCCAGACGCCGGTTAAGTTTAACTACGTCTCGTTGGGCTGACTTAATTGATAACGCAGACAAGGTAAAAAAAACTTGCCTATCTATTTGGAAACATTTAGATGAAACTCCCTTAAATTCGGTGAAGGCTTTAACATGCTAATACCGAGCCAAGCCTAGTAATAGGAAGGTGTAGAGACTTAACAGGGGATGCCCTAACATTTAGTTGAGGGTAAAGATAAAGTCCAGACCACAAATATAATTAGCGATGAAAATCGTAGTTGGTATGAAGGATGCTTATCAGTCCTGAGTCAGAATACGCAGCAAATGCTGTGTGGGCAATGGGTAGACGAATGGATGATCATATTATTGCTGCTGCCTCTGGTAATGCACAAGCCGGAGTTGCAGGTGCGACAGCAGTCGCTTTACCTGCCGGTCAAAAGATCGCAGTAAATGATCATACATACGCTAGTACGTCAGGCGATGTTGGTCTTTCTTTATCAAAACTTTTACTTGCAAAAGAAAAGTTAGATCAAAGTGAGATTGACCCCGAAGCACCACGCTTTTGCGTGGTAAACGCGAAGCAAATGTCTGAATTGCTCGCATTAACCGAAGTACAATCCGCAGATTTTAATACTGTGAAGGCTCTAGTTATGGGTGAAGTAAACACCTTCTTAGGCTTTAACTTTATTAGATCAGAAAGGATTGCTACTGATTCAAGCAGCGATGACTTAGTTCTCTGCTATTCTGCACCATCTATTTGTTTAGGAGTTGGTGAGGACATCCGTGTTGGTATATCTGAAAGAGATGACAAGAACTATTCAGTTCAAGTTTTCACTCAGATGGACATAGGTGCTACCAGAGTAGAAGACGAGGGCGTAGTCGAAATTGCTTGTGATCCATAGAATAGGAGGAATGTAAAATGGCCGTAACAACGCAAAAAAGCACACAAGTTACTAACATGGATGCAACACCTCCAACTATTATGGACACCACATCTTTGCATGGACGATTGCGCGTAGCGTTTTTCTCACATACACAAGATGGGGCAGGTGATGCAACCTCAACAGTTGACCTTGTAAAACTACCTACAGGAACAGGACGTATTTTAGTACGTTCTTCATTTCTTGCAGCTAGTGCATTTGGTTCATCTCGAACTCTTGACATTGGATATGTAGCACACACCGATACAAATGGTGATGCTGTAGCTGTTGATGTCGATGCAGTTCTTGATGGTTTAGATGTATCTGGCGCAACTAATGCCATGTTGGGTACTGGAGCTAATACTGTTGATACTTATCTTTACGATAGTAATGCACCATTAACCATACAAGCTGTTGTAGCAGGTGGAACAATACCTGATACTGCAACGCTTTCAGGTTACATCGTGTATGTACTTGACTAAGATATAACCGCAGTTAGGGAGTATGGCAACATGCTCCCTTTTTTTTAAAACATTTTTTTATGAGGAAAAAAACATGAAATGGGAAACTCCAGAATATAATGATATTCGTTTTGGCTTTGAAGTAACCATGTATATTTGTAATAAATAATGTCCTCTGAAGCTGAAATATGCTCAAACGCTTTATCCCTCTTAGGTGATGATCCGATAACTGCATTAACTGACGACTCTACTAGAGCAAGGTTATGCAATCGGTTCTACGCATCAACGAGGGATAGTGTTTTAAGAGCCTTTACATGGAACTTTGCTATTACTAGACAGGCATTAGCACAATCTACAACAACACCTAATTTTGAATTTAGTTTTCAATACCAATTACCTGAAGACCCATTTTGTCTGAAGGCATTAAAGATTGATGACGACTACGAGAAGTGGAGAGTTGAAGGTAGATTCTTATTAACTAACGCTAGTACAGTTTCCCTCCAATATATTGCGAGGATAACTGATGTTGGGCAATACGATGCACTCTTTACAGAATCATTAGAATATCGGTTAGCTGAAAAGATGGCTTGGCCTATAACGCAAAACAATAAATCTGTTGAAGTGTTCAATGCACTTTACACACAGAAATTAGCTGAAGCCAGAACCATGAGTAGTCAAGAAGGCTATGGAGAAACATTTGATGCAGATGACTTGATTGTCGCCAGATCAGAAGTTCTGTAATGCCACGTTTTTCACCGATACAAACAAATTTTACCGCAGGTGAGTTATCACCAAGACTTGAAGGTCGTGTGGATTTTGCTAAATATTATAATGGTGCAAAGACAATAGAAAACTTTAATGTTCTGCCTCATGGTGGAATTAAGCGTAGGGTTGGAACACATTTTGTTGCTGAAGCAGAAAACTCCGCAGAGGCATCCAGATTAATTCCGTTTGAATTTAACACAGAACAAGCCTACATCATTGAAATGGGGAATCTATATTTTAGATTCTTCAAAGACAATGGTTCGATTGGCGAGGCTACTAAAACAATTACTGGTATAACCAGAGCCAATCCTGCCGTTGTAACAATTAGTTCTCACGGATATGAAAATGGTGATGAAGTTGATATAGCAGCAGTTGTAGGGATGACTGAAGTTAATTCTAAAAGGTTTATTGTCGCAAATAAGACAACCAATACATTCGAGTTATCCGGCATCGACTCATCATCTTTTACAGCTTATTCTTCAGGCGGTACTGCTGCTAGAGTTTATGAAGTAGTCACTCCATATGTAGAGGCAGACATAAATGAAATTCAGTTTGCCCAAAGTGCTGACACTATGTTCATCACTCACCCAAGTTATGCCCCAAGAAAACTAACAAGAACAGCGCATAATAATTGGACGTTGACTGAAATAACTTTTATTGATGGCCCCTATCTTGACCAAAACACCACAGCTACCACGTTATCGTGTAATGCTACTTCTGGTTCAAGTAGGACATTAACGGCAAGTACTGCTATTTTTAATGCCAACCATGTAGGCGCAATTTTTTCATTCTTAGATGGTTATGTAACATGTACAGCCTTTGTCGATACGACTCACTTAACTGTAACTGTGACGGATGATATAACAGGAACAGGTACA